GTTATTCAGCGCAAGTTCAATCAAGCAATCCTACTGGCCAGTCATCTGGTAAATCCAGTGGTGGTACTGCTCCAATTCAATCTGGCCTTCAAGGCATGAATGGGGTGATAACAAATTCAGCGACATCTGGACAGCCTACTATGGGCGCTCCAAACGCATATCCAAATACAGTGGGACAGTGGGATAATACTGCCCAACAACCTCAACAGCCACAACTTGGCAAGGGTAAAGGAGCTTAATATGGGCAGTTCAGGAAAATCCAGCGGCAGCGCACAAGTAGTATTGGACCCAACGCAAAGACAAGCGTTGGAAATGCAGACTAATTATTTGGCACAACAGTTGCCATTTATGAAGTCTGCATCAGAGCAAGCTTCACAAAATCTTCAAACCTCAATAGCAAATGCTCAACAGCCACTTAGCTTGGCTGGACGAGTTGGTCTTGATATGACGCAGCAGACTGCGCCTCAAGCTCTGAAGATGTTTGAGCAAGGCCAGCAAGGTCTTGGCGCATTATTTGATCCTGCCTACGAAAAGAACCAAGTCAACGCTGCATTGCAGGCTGGCAAAGAATCTGCTCGTGAATCATTGATGGGTCAAAATGCAATGTATGGCGCTGCTGGTGGCTTAGGCTCATCTCGCCAAGCATTGGCTGACTCCAATATGCAAGGTTTGAATGCACAACGTCAAGCTACTGCGGCTGCTGGCGCTCAAGCTCAGGTCCAAGCAAACAAAGCTCAAGCTGCTAATCAGTTGATGACTGGTGGCCTTGGCGCTCTTACAGGGACTATTGGCTCCAATGTGCAATTGGCTAATGCTGCCTCTACACCTATGGATGCTATTTCCAAGTACGCTGGCATTGCTTCTGCAAATCCAACAGGTCCAAACTTTGCAGGTACGCAAGGTCAACAAAGCTCTAGCAAGGGCAAAGGCTTAAGCATTTAAGGAGTAAGACATGGATTCCAATTTTAAAAATGCTGGCTTGGGCATGATGAATATGGCAGATGATTTTGCCAAAAAGGGCATGAACGCATCAAGCGATCGCAAAGGCGAGTTCCTTGGTGGCTTGTTGAGCTTTCTGGGTGTTGGAAAAGATACGATTCAAGGCGTAAAGGATTTCCAAAAGAATCCAATGGGCACTATTCAAAACGCTGTTGTTCCAAAAGGTCCAAGTCAGCAATTTCAAGTTAATCCAGTTGGCGTTTCTAACACTGACAGTTACGACATTGGTGGCGGCTTTAGCCCGGCTGGTTCTATCCCGCCGAATATGCAGCAACCTATTGCTAACGGAATGCCTGTTATGGGTTCAAATCCTGTTGCTGGCGCTCCTGCTGTTGTTGATCCTTTGGAGCTGGAAAGACAAGAAACTCAGCGAATCAGAAATAGTCTGATTCCACGTAATCTGTAAACAAATAAAGGTCAATCATGGCTGAACCAATTGCACCAGTACGCCCTGTACATCAGACTGGCATTGCTCCTATCAACAAAGCTGGTGGCCCCGATACGGCTGAAGGTCGTTTGGCTGCTGTTCAACAGTGGGACACTTACGGCCAAGACCCTAAGTTTGGCACTTGGCTTGTCAAGTACTTGATGAAAGATCCAACAGCTCGTGTTTACGCTGGCTTTGGTAACACCAAGAAGTCTTACGAATACGGCAAAAATGGCGACCTGCTAGAAGTTAGCAAGAATGAGTTGGGCAACATCACAAACGTGTTGAATGCCAAAACAAGCCAGCCAGTCTCAAAGGCTGAGTATGCTGAATTGCAAGCGGCTGAAGGCGTTGGTAAAGTCCTGACTGAAGAGCGCGAGAAGGTTAAGAACAAGTTCAATGCTGAAGCTCGTAATGCTGAAGACGCTCAAGTCAACGCATACGCAGCTATTGCTCCAAAGATGAAGGCTTTTGGTCAAGACATTTACGCCTTGGGCGATGCCTTGGTTAAGTCTGGATTGAAGCAAGGCGACATCTCTAAGCTGGTTTCTTTTGGCAACCAGACACTCAGCTCAAGCCAGTCTGAAGCAAGCTTGAAGAGCAAGTTGATTTCTGAAGGCAAGGCTGCTGCTGCGTCCAATGACATCGAGCGAGTTCAAAGGATTGCTGGCCAATTAGGCATTCCAGATGTTGCAAGCATTAAGAGCGATGGCACACTTGTTCGCAAGAATGGCCAGACTGTTTCTCTTAACAGCCTTGAACAAGGTACAACTCAAGACACAGCATCTAAAGCTTTTGAGAACGCCTCTTCTGGCAATCAAGAGCAACGTGCTATGGGTGAGATGTTTAGCAAGCTCACTCCTCCACAACAACAAGCTGTCTTGCGTATGGTCGACTTGCAGAGCAATCTGACAAACGACTACAACAAGATTCGTAGTGAAGTTGGCGACTTACGATTCTTAGTCAACCTGAATGACTTCAATCCTTTGCGTGGCTTTGGTGCGACTATGGCTAAGGCTGAGTCAATGATGCACAACTCAGACATGATCAACAACTATGTCAATCACCGAAAAGAGCAGTTAAAGATTTTTGACTCTAAGGGCCAAAACCCTACTGCTGGTGAAATGCAAGCTGCCTTCACTCGTACTGCTGGCTACATTGAAGTCGCTGATAAGCTGCAAAAGCGTGTCGATAGTCACCTTGACTTTGACCTCAAGCACAGCGAACAAGAGGCAAGCGCAGTCAGAGCAGCGGCTACACTCAAGTCTGCAAGCAAAGCTCCAGTACCTCCAAGAACAGAGTCAGCTGCTCCAGTAAGCAGATTCTCTCGTCATGTTAAGAAAGACTAATCATGGCTGATCAACGATTAAATCCAGACAAAATTGATTGGTCTTCTGCCATCAAAGAGATGCGCGATGAAGGCATGAATGATGATGCAATCCATAAAGAGATTGCTGGTGAGTTTGGCTCAACCATTGCAGACCAACATTTACAGCGCGGCAAATTTACGCCAACTGAAAATACAGAAAAGCTTTTAGACCCTGTATGGGGAAAAGGCTGGGACAAAGTAGAAGACAAACTTCCTTGGGAGCTTCCAGTGGCTACTGCTGCTGGCGGCGCTCTTGGGTATGGCGCTAAAAAAATTCATGACTCTTTGCGTGGCCTAATGTCCAGCAAGTCTGAAGATGGACTGTTGGCTACTCAACAAGCAGAGAAGGCTGTTGCTCAACAAGTAGCACCTCAAGCTGCACCTGCACCTGCCACAGAGCCAGTATCAATTGCTGAAGGCACTCCTAAGCAACTCGCTGCACAGAACACTCCTGCAACAAACGTAGCTCCTGACACCAACGTAGGTAAACCTTTGCCAAAGGCAGATGTTGAGTTGGTTGAGAAAGGTGTTGGCAACACAGCACGTAAAGCCGCAGCTGCTGAAGTTGCTTTTGCTCAAAATGCTCCAGAAGGTTGGAAGCCAAACTATAAAAGAAATGCGGCAAATCCAATTGGCCCGAGCGCTTTTAATCATCTTGCAAGCAACATTGGAGCAGAAGCAGCTGACATCGCTTGGAGAGAGCAATATGGGAAAAAGAATGTTCCATATGACCAATATGTCAGCGACTTTTCAAAAGCTTCCGGCAAACAAATTACTGGTCCTGTAAAGCCATCGCCTGAAGGTTCAAAACCCGGTGGCTCTTTTGGAACTCCGGCTCATGTTCCTGAGTACATCCGTGGCTCTATCTCTCCCGCTGCCGCTTTGAATCTGGCTGGCAACTCTTTAGGTGCAGCTGGCCTTGTTCAAGACTACGCTCACGGCAAGAAGACAGGCGACTGGTCTAACCTTGGTTTGGATGCAATCACTCAGCTGGTCGCAAACATTGCACCTCGCGCTGCATTACCATTGGCTCTGATGAGTCCAAGTTCTGTTTCGTCAGGCACTTTAGATTCTCCAGAGGCTAAAGAACTGATGGAACGTGCGAAAAAGAAACAGGGCGTTGCCCCTCCAGCGAGATAAGCCATGACAAATGACCACGAAACGACGACTGCCATAGCTGCTAAATCAGCTCTTCCAGTAGGCATCTCCTTGGCCACCTTCATGGGTTACCAAGTGAGCGACATCCTTGTTTGGATGACTCTGATCTACACGATCTTGTTGATCATTCACAAGATCTACCTGATGTACAAAGACTTTCGTAAGAAGTAAATGTGCCGATCGGGACTGCACTTTTTGCTGCAACCACTGCATTTCAGTTAGTCAAAGATGGCTGCGCTCTTTACAAAGAAGTAAAGGGTGTCGCTGGAAACGTCAAACAAATCTATGATGAAATTTCTGAGCAATTCGCTGGCAAGCCGGTTTCTAAGGAACAGGCTAAAAAGATTGAGGCTGAGAAAGCGCGTGTCGCGGAGGTAGCCAAGGCTAATCCTGATGACATCATCTTCAAGATTGGAGACAACCTTGGAGAGATGTTTGATGCGTTTGACAGGTTAGAAGAATTGTTTTGGGAGCAGGAAAGAGAAGCAAAGAAGGTTCAATCGAAAGATGTGTCTTTGAAGCGTATGGCTTTAAAGAGAATTTTGGTTAGGCAGAAGTTGATGGCTATGCACGCTGAATTGAAGCAGCAGATGATCTATCACTCGCCACCAGAGTTAAAAGATTTGTGGACGCAGTTTGAAGAGATGCGTAACCAGATTGAAGAGGAGCAAAGAATAGCAAGAGCAAAGCAAGCGAAAGAAGATTTGATACTTCTGCGAGAACGTCAATCCATGATGGAGGAGGTTCGAGTGAAGTCGATGGATGCCGCAATAGCAATAGTAGGATTAATCTTTCTAGGTTGGATGTTGTGGCTACTAAGAAATCAAGCGATAGCACGAGCGTCTTTTTGGCACACCTGATTGTTTTGTGTGTCTTGTTGGTTGTTTTCACTTTTTCTTTTATGGCGTACATCGACACGCTATGGATGAAAGAGGAAATCAAGAAAGAAGCAAGGGAGCTGCGTAAGCTCAAAGAAGAATTGAAAAAGGAGTCCAGATGAGATTTTTGTTTGTCTTGTTATTGTTGGCGGGGTGCGATGACCACTATCGCTACACCTGTCAAAACCCAGACAAGTTCAATGCGCCTGAGTGCCAAAAGCCTCGTTGCCAATTTACTCAAACCTGTCCTGAATATCTTGTAGCCCCTGTATTGGAGAAAAGAAGTGAACCAGCCCAACCAGCAGTATCTAACGCCAGCGGAAATTGAGGTCCGTGTATGGGCCTTTGTCGTAGGAATCGTCACACTGATTCTTGCTGGCATTGTGTTCTTCATGCTGTACTCAGTGACCTTTGTTGTCCAGCCAATCAAGTCAATGGCTCCTATTGACCAAGGCTACTTAAAGATGTTGAATGACATCGTGCTGCTCATTGTTGGTGGCATTGGTGGTGTGATGACTAAACGTGCTGTCAGCTCAACTGCAAGCACTCTAGGCACTCCATCGGGAGAAACGCCCCCAAAGCCAAGTGACCCATCGGGTGCGATGCCTGTATGGGTCAACCCAGAGCTAGATGAGTCTTGGACGCCTCCCCCGCCTCCTACAACTGCGCCTTCACACTTGGAGTCAGATGATGTACGAGCAGAGATTGCCGCAGCCAGAGCTGGAGAACGATGATGCCAAACCCTTGGATGATTCTTGGAGCTATAGCTGTCGCTTTAAGTGCATATTTTTACGGCCACCATGCAGGCTATGCACAAAAAGAGACAGAGGATGCGCTGGAGATAGCGCGTCTGAACAAAGAGATGAACAAACAAAAGGATGAACAGGATGCCAAAGATGCTGACACTAAACAAGAGTTTGAAACTAAGCTTTCTGGGATTTTGTCTAGCCGCCCAAGGCTGTACGTCCCCCTCGCCACCAAGAGTGGATGTTCCCCCTTTGCCTCCAACGATGGTAAAGAGAGAGCCGAACTTGACGGACAGACTGTTGAAGACCTTATCAGGCTCGTCGCAGACGGGGACAGGGCAATCATCGACCTCAACTCCTGCATCGACAGGTACGAAGCAGTAAGGAAGACGTTAAATGGTAACCCGTGAACAACTCATTAAGCTGCACATCAACCCTGATCTTGCAGAACCATTGAATGAAACCTTCACACGTTTCAACATTTCAACACCGCGCCAGCAGGCAGCCTTCATTGGCCAGTGTGGCCATGAGTGTGGCAACTTCAGGATCTTTGAAGAGAACTTGAACTACCGCGCTGAAACCTTGATGAAGCTGTGGCCCAAGCGTTTCCCTACACTTGAGTTTGCAAAGCAGTACGAGAAAAATCCTCGCAAGATTGCCAACAGCGTGTACTCGAACCGTATGGGCAACAGAGATGAAGCATCAGGGGATGGCTGGCGTTTTCGTGGATCTGGCGCTTTGCAATTAACTGGCCATGCAAACTTTTACCATGCCGGGCAAGCGCTCGGTGTTGACTTTGTGATGGAGCCAGAACTGGTCCGTACACCCAAGTACGCATTGCTGACAGCTGGTTGGTTCTGGTCCACCCACAACTGCAACAACTTGGCTGAGAACGCTGATTGGGTGGGGCTTACCAAGAAAATCAATGGCGGGACTATTGGCCTTGATGATCGAGTTAAGCACACCAACGAAGCATTGTCAGTGCTTGGTCAAGCTTGATGGTTCAAAGAGAGTTATCCCTAGATCACGGCGATAACTCTCAATGAGCCTTTCTTGGCGCTCAATCATTGCGTAGAGGAATAGGACTTCGCTGGTTGCATCATGCGAATCAATGATAGTCCCTTCATCGTCACGTTCAAGAATGACGTAGGCAAATTCAGTCATGTCTACTCCAGTACCATGCGAGGAAAAGCAAAACTCCTCCGACAAGGACTAGGCCTATACCTATTAAGCCCACTATCGTCAGAACTTCGCTAATCATTTAACACCCTTTGGCATCCCTGCTCTTGAGTACATGTAGAAATCTGTTGGAGCAAGCGAGACTCGTTTTGTCTTTGGGTTTGGACTGATTGTGAACACTGCATGGCCAGCAGTTGCTTCACGTGTGACTCGGTTCATAGAGCCATATTTTTCTCCGTTGAGCTTTTGTGCAGACTCTTTGCGAATCGTTGACATGAACTCTGGCATGTAGGTTGCCACGTAGTCTTTGTGGAATGCGTTAATTTCTGTACTCATGCTGCGCTCCATTCGCGTTCTTGGCGACCAGCATCAGATGAAACTGTACGACCTGTTTCTTTTACCAGAGGGGGGGTCATACGTGCCATCTCTGGCAGTCGACGAGCTATCTGGTTTCCGTTTAATCCTGTGATACGGGCTATGCCGTCTTTACCTAGTGGGCCATACTCAACAAGGCACTCAAGGATTTTGTGCATGTGCAGTGGCGCTACCTTCTTGATCGACTGCGCAGCTTGATGGCTGGTTGTCGGGTCCATTGTCCGAGCGCGGTGTAGGAAATTCCCAATAAAGTTTTTCATATTCAAGTTCTTTCTTTACTTTAATTTTTGCAGGCTTTTTGACTGCTGGTTTTTTTGGTGGCATGAATTGAATTGAGTGCCATTCAAAATGGCATCTTTTTTCCACCATCATTTTTGATTTGTAGCCATTGCCGCAGTCTTCGCAAATGGTGCATTGCTCTTTGGCAATCCTAGCAAGGCCAAGCCATTCAGAATATTGCACATAGTCGCGAAAGCAGTCGGGGGCTATTGGATTTCTATTGGGGTTCATAGGTGCAGGGGGATCGAAAAACAAATCTAATTGCACAACAATCCCCCCTAGTTACGTCAGAATGGAATGTCGTCTTCTGGCAAGTCGGCTTCTGGAGCCTTGCGAGTAGGCTGTTCAACCGAACGAGCTTGTTGCTCTTTTGGCTTTACAGACAACGAGAAGAACTTCTTACCTTCTTTGCTTTCCTTGATCCAACCGCTCAACCAGCAGTCAACGCCATTGAAGTTAATGGAGCCGCTGTAGTCAGGGTGATTGTCTTGGGTCTTCTTTTCTTTGTTGTTGAAAAGTACACCACGGTTTGTGTTGTCGAACTCTGCCATTTCAATTCCTTATTGAGATTTTGATTTTTTAATTGCGCTGCGGGTTGCAGCATCCATTTGGTTAGATAACCAAACCTCTTGGTCTGAGTCAAGCAAAGCTTCCTTGATCATCAGATATGCGTCTTTAGCTTGGCCCTTCGCTACAAGTTCTGTACACGACTGAGCCATCTCACGCAAAAACTCTTTGTCTTCGTTTGGCAGGTCATCGCCAATACCACCTTTTGGAGTCACGATAGGTGCATCACCCTTACGACCTGTTGTAGCGTCCAGTGCATCGTGTTCAACGATTTCAAGCGCTGCAACCCACAAATAGCGGCGCAGGTATGTTTGTACTGCCCCAAGGTTTTGGACCTCATGACAGCCCTTTAAAGCAGCTGTAGACATGGGTGAAGTGATGAAGACCTTCTGTTCTGGCTTCTCGGTGTTGACAATCTCCATCACTGCGTTCTCAGTGCCAAAGCTGATGACAGATGTCAGGCCAACTTCATGGAAGATTTGCAGTGCAGGGATGATGAAGTCACCCAGCTCAAAGTAGTAGTAGTTGGCAAACTTGTTGTGGCCAGACTTCTTGAGCTTTTGTGAGTGAAACTGATCTCGTGCTGCGTTGAGTTTTTGATAGACGTTCATTTCTTTTCCTTGGTTGATTGCTCAAGCTCATCAAGCTTGTGGTTGACAATATTCAATACTTTGTTGCCAAATGCTTTTGCTTCAGGTGATTCATAGATAGACTCAGCAGCGTAACCGCCAATCATCAAATAGATTGTTTTCTTTGATGGGATGATGATGTCAAGCACACCAGTTACACACATCAAAATCACAATGCTCTTAAGCATTTTTTTAGAGGACGCTGCTTTTGTTGCATAGTCATCGCCGAACTTGCTCATGTCGGCATTGAACGACCATACGATTAGGCTGACTATCGCGGCAATAAGAGAAATGACAAATATGAATGTCAATGCACAAGAAATCTTATCAAGGACTTCCACGAGATAGATGATTAATGGAACTGTCATTTCTTTTCCTTTTCAAATACGATGTCAAATTCTTGGTTGATGATTTCATCTTGGCTTGCTTTGTCCAGCTCACCAAATGTGCGCCATGCACGTTGATCACAGTCGCATCCACCGCTGCTTTCAAGGACTAGGCAACAAGAGCAATACCTGTTGTCGCTGTTCTCAAACTCAGCGATGATGGTTTCGTAAAAGCCTTTAGATTTCATTGGATTCCCTTTCAATTAATTTTTCCAACCGTTCAATTATTCTGTCTCTGACCAGATTTGTGATGTCTGTGCCATCAACCGTTTGCACCTTGTCTACAGCGTAGTTCTCGTCGTAGATCCGGTGATATGTGAGTACAAGCTTGATGCCGTCATACTCAATATGCCGTGTGTACCTGTTGGTCGCTAAGTCCCAAGTCATGTACTTGTTTGTCCATTCCATTAGTGAATTACCTTAATTGCAATTGAGACAACGATTATCGCAACAGCAGCAAGAATTACAACGACAGAATTGTTATTACGTGATGGTTTGTAATGCTCAATCCCACTCATGTACTCCAATGGATATGCCTCCATGCGTGTGCGTGGGAAGCAACGTGTTGTCGGGTTCAAATCAGTCAATCGCGCTTTCATACTCATCTCCACTTAAATCTTCTTCAATTGCTTTGATGACATCTGCGTACTCTTCTGGTGTCAAGTCGTCAGTGATGTCTACTTCGTTGCCAAACTCGTCTTGGCATGTTGCGGTGATCTCATAGTCGACTGGCAGGCCAACAGAGTCATCACCATCAATGATGTCGTACTCAATGTCAACATCACAGTAGTCGCCCAAAAATGTTATGTGTGTGTAGAAGCTCATATCAATCCATCAAAAACCATTGTCTTGTTGCAATCCTGTCAGCCAGTGAACTGATGATCTTTTTTTCTCTTGGGGAAAGCTCATCATCTTTTGGCAACTCTTTCTTTTTAACTCTTGCCACAGGTTTTGGCTTCTCTGGAAACTGAAACTCTGTGTCGCCTTCTAGCTGCTTGATGTACAAAACAACCTCAGACGCTTTTTGGAACTCTTGCTGTGTCAGCTCACTGATGATCTTCAGTGTTAGCTGCATTCCAGCTTCGTGCCCCTCTCTCCATGCCGTCAAATAGTCCATTGAATTTCCTTTCATTAATTTGTTGGCGTAGAAGCAATGTACATCAACTTTGACTATGTATAGCAACTATATTTCTATCAGATCAGAAATCTCAATAGATAAACTCAATTAGCTTCTACTGAGTTTTGGTTTACTATAGAGCCTTCAACAACTGGAGAACTTATGAAAATCGAAGACTTAGAGAAATACGCAACCTGTTACCGCATTGCAAAGATGCTTGGTGTGACGCCTACATCTGTCTATCAGTGGAAAAAGACAGGCAAGATTCCTCCTCTGCGAGTGTTCCAACTCAAAGAGATGAAGCCTGAGTGGTTCAAAGGGGGTTGATATGAAATACATGATTGGTTTCCCTATCGCTTGGCTGGTGGTCTACCTCATGTTTGCATTTGTCACTTTGAGCTTTAGCCCATCTGATTGGACAGAGCAGTACCGCATTTTGTGCGCTTTGTTTGGTATGGCTTGGGGCTTGGCTCTGTCTTACCGCATGAGTCAGGACTGCAAATGGGCATACTGATCGTTTACATCATCGTAGATTGGCTACTGGAGGACTTATGAGTAAAGGTTCAAACCCTCGCCCTATCCCTAATCCTGAGAAGTTTCGGGACAATTGGGATGAAACATTTGGTAAAAAGAAAGAGGAAAAGAAATGAGTAGTTACGCAGAATTGGAAATGAAGGTCTTGCAATGGTCTGAGGCTCGTAAGATTGTGCCAAACAGCACACCCTTTGCGCAGTCAATCAAGGCTGTGGAAGAGATCAACGAGTTGGTAGACGCATTGCGTGATGGCAACATGATTGAGGCCATTGACGCTGTTGGTGACACTATGGTGTGCCTGATCAACGTCTGTGCCTTGATGGATGTCAACCTGACTGACTGCCTTGAGGCTGCCTATCACCAGATCAAAGATCGCCGTGGCTACATGAATGCCAAAGGTATCTTTGTGAAGGAGCAATGATGATTGCTAAAGATTGTTCAAATTGTGCGCATCGAGACAGTTACACAAAGTTAAGCAATAGGAGTTGTGACTCTTGCCTAGCTGGTTATACGAATTGGTCGCTTAAAGAGCAGCCTGCGCCATCTACTAAAACTGCTTTAACGTGGCAAGAAGGTGGTCAACACTACAAAGACAAGGCCATCCAGCCTATTGTCTACATCCATGCCAACAAGCTTGGATTCTGCGAAGGTAATGTAGTCAAGTACATCACCCGTCACAAAGAAAAGAATGGTGCAGAGGACATCCGTAAGGTCATCCATTACTGCGAATTGCTATTGGAATTGGAGTACAAAAATGAGTGAAGTCAACATCATCCTGACAGACAAAGAAGACGGAACCCTTGGCATCCGTATCGTGTCTGACGCACCTGATGACTCTGGTGCAAGCACTATTGCAAAGATGTTCATTGAGTTTGTAGGTCAACTACAAGCCCAAGAGCAAGCTCCCAAAATCATCACAGGGGAATAGCATGGGACAGATTATTGGATTGCTTTGTTTTGTAGCTTGGTTGACTCACATCTTCACTTGCTTTGCTCACGGCTTTTGGGGATTCTTGGTAGCTGGCGCTATCTTTTTTCCAATCGGCATATTTCACGGGTTTTATCTTTGGTTTAACTGACGTACAATGTTTTGAAACACGGCTAGGAATGGCCTGATCTCCATTCCGAAAAGAGTTACCCCTTCTCCTGCCGCCGTTTCTTTCAAAGGGGCTGTGAAAAAGCGGGCTATATGCACTATTACCAGTTCAACATTGGGGACTATGCTTCCCATACGCGCCACCTCGACTTGCTTGAGGACTTGGCGTATCGCAGGATTCTTGACCTGTACTACCTTCATGAGCGTCCATTGAGTGGCGATGCTTCACTTGTTGCCAAACAGATTGGCATGAGAGATGACGCTGCGTCTGTTCGTGATGTTCTTAATGAGTTTTTTGAACAAACTTCTGATGGCTATGTCAATGCTCGTGCAGACAAAGAAATAGCACATTACCATTCCAAAATTGAACAAGCGTCACGCGCAGGTAAAGCATCCGCTGAACGTAGGTCTAACAACCGTTCAACGGGCGTCCCAACGGACGTTCAACCAAACAATAAACAAGAACCATTAAACAATAAACAAGAACCATATTTAGAAGCTAAAGCTTCTTTGTCGAAAACTGCGTTTCCAACCTGTCCGCATCAAGAGATTCTTAACCTCTATGCCAAGCACTTGCCACACCTTAGCCAACCACGGGTATGGGAAGGTAACCGCCAAGAGGCACTACGCGCACGTTGGAGACAAGCTGCCAAACCATCTGACTACTCACCCGAAGGGTACAAGGACGTTGCTGGTGGCCTGAAGTGGTGGGACTCGTTCTTTGGCTACATTGCCAACGACACCAAGCTTGCGGCTGGGTTTGAGACTCAAGGTAGGACTTGGCGACCAGACTTGGAGTGGATTGTTACTGCTGGCAACTTTGCCAAAATCATTGATGGGAAGTACAACAAATGAGCTTTGCTAAACCAAAAACCAAAGACAACTTTGCGGATGACGAGTACAAGCGCTTGCAGTGCAGCATGTCAGGCTGTGGCTCACCTTGGTCAATCCAAATCGACAGGCCAATGTGTACGTTCCACCAATGGGGTACAACAACCTATGACCTTGATAAACCTGACCACACCATGAATGCGTTTGCGTCTGGTGATGGCAAAGGTTGGGCGAGATTGATTCTTGAGCGCAAAGCCAAAGGCCAACGCCTATCGCCTATGTCCGTGAAGTTTGCAGAGCAAGCACTTGAACGGGAGTTGAAGCGATGAACCTCAGTACCGCACACGCCTCACGCTCCTTGTATTGACCATTTGACCAAGCAATCTCTGAAATGCGTTTAGCAAACTCTTCCATGTCTTCATTTGGCAAAGGACGCATAGCGCTACCTTCCATATCCCACCATATTTTGTGTGTCATGCGTACTCCAATCGTGTAATGCGGCGCATACGTCCATGCTTTTCTTCGTTGTCCACCATGTCAATGGCTTCTTCCATCTTCTTCACAGGGCAGTTTCTCAACTGTTCGTCATGCAACTCAAGGATGGTCTGCACAATACTTAGCTCTTCGCCTTTGAAGATAAAGCTCTTTCCACTCACGCCACGCTGTCCAAGGTCATGCAGGGCTTGCTGTGCTTGCTCAATCTCTGGCAACCAATCATGGCCTAATCGAAGGTGGGCTAAAGCCTCTGCTATGTTCACCATCTTGATGAGAACGTCCACATGGTCAGAGTCACCACGGCCTTCACGAATCTCGTCAAAGGACACATGGTTTTGCATGGATAGCTTAGTACCTGCAATAGGTACATCAGCAACTTTGAGTAGGCCAGACTTTACGTATTGCATTGTGTCAACACGAATCGGCTTCGGTTTGTATTTTTTTCTCATGATTGATTTCCTTTTCGGATATAAATTGGAACTTCAACTTTGTCTTTGTATGCTTTTGCATTTTCAATAGATGTAATCAAACATTGAGTTCCATCAGGCGCTGTGAAATAGTTTCCAAGATCAACATTTTTAAAACCATCTTTTCTGTTTGCGTCAGGCACTTGAATCATGCAAATCACACCAGTGTTTTTAAATGTCATTTTCCAGCTCCTTCAATCTGGCTGCTATTTCGTCTTCTATTCCAT